GGGCCGCATCGTCGGGCAGCATGACGCTGCACCTGGCCGCCCGCCTCTCCGGCATTCCGGCCGCCGAGCTGAGCGAGCTGGACATCGAGGACGGCGCCGCGCTGATGGAACTCGTCGCGGGTTTTATGCCGGCTGGCCTCAAGACTGGGATGGGTGGCTCGCCATCGCCGCGGGGAGCTTCGGCATCGCCGCCGACTGGCGAGACTGGGGACCAGCCGAACTCCGATTTTGGGGTGCTCGTGCCGCTCAGTGGCAAGCCAAACTGAACCCCCAGAGGTAGCCCGCCATGCTGCGCCTCCAGATCCTGCTGCAAGCCGTGGACCGCCTCACCGCGCCGATGCGCGCGGTGGAAGCGCGCCTTGCCGCCGTGGGGGCGGCGGCGCAGCGGATCGGGCGGGAGAGCGGCGCGACCCGGCTGGCGGGGGCGATGCGGAATGTGGCGGCCCAGGCCGGCGTGGCGACGGGGGCGATGCTACGGCTGACCGGCACCGTGGCGGGCGTGGGTGCGGCGGGTGCGGCGGCCAGTGGCTTCGCGTTCAACTCGCAGTTCCTTCGGCCGGCGGCCGAGGCCGAGCGCATGATGATCACGCTGCGCAATCAGCTTGGCGAAGAGGGCGCAAACCGCGCATTCGCGTGGGTAAATGATTTCGCCGCGCGCACGCCCTACGCGCTGGCCGAGGTGCAGAGCGCCTTCGTCTCCCTGAACAATCTCGGGATCAACCCGATGACCGGCGGCCTTCAGGCCGTGGGCGACGCCGCTGCCATCATGCGCACCAGCTATTCGGAGGCTGTCACCGCCTTCTCCGCCGCGATGCGCGGCGAGATGGACCCGATGGAGCGCTTTGGCGTCTTCGGCCGCACGCAGAACGGGATGACCACGCTGCGCTGGCGGGACCGCCAGGGCACCGAGCGCGCGGCCAATGTGCGGGAGGGAAATCGCGACGGCATGGCTGCCGCCCTGCAGGACGCGCTGAACAGCAAATTCGCGGGGGGCATGGAAGAGCTGTCCCGCAGCTGGGACGGCATGGTGTCAAACCTCGGCGATGCCTGGATGCGCTTCACCGGCATGGTGATGAAGGCCGGCGTCTTCGACTGGATGAAGGAGCGCCTTGAGGAGCTGCTCGCCCGCGTGAACGCCATGGCCGAGGATGGCACGCTGCGCGCCTGGGCCGAGCAGATCGCCGCCTCCATCCTCGTCGCCTTCAACGCGATCCGCGCCTTCCTGGTGGGCACCGATGAAGAGCCGGCCGGCATCACGCGCCTCATGGACGTGCTGCGCCGCATCGGCGAGCTGGTTTCCCCGGTCACCGATCACTTCGGCACCATGGAGACGGCGCTGGGCGCCATCGGGCTCGTCCTGGCCGGACCGCTTATCGCCAGCCTGGCTGGCCTGACGCTCGGCATGACGGCGCTGGGCGTGGCTCTGGTCGCAACCCCCGCGGGCTGGTTCGCCATCGCGGCTGCCGGCATCATCGCGCTGGCCGCTGCCATCACCAACAACTGGGGTGGCCTGGGCGATTGGTTCGGGCAGCAGCTCTCCGGCCTTCTGGATCCGCTGGGCGCGCTGGAGCGTGGCTTGACCTCCTTCCGGGACTGGGCAGCCTCCATCCTCAGCGCGTGGCAGCCGGTGGCCGCCTTCTTCGACCGGCTCTCGGCCGGCATCACGGCCGTCTCCGACGCGCTCGGCGCGGGCCGCGCGGCTCAGACGGGCCTGGATGCCGCGCCGCCTGCCATCGGCAATGTCCAGGGCCGGCAGCGGCCTGCCAATCCCGCCTCGGGCTTCTATGGCAATGACGGCTTCTGGAACCAGGTGACGGGCGAAGGCGGTGCAGCGCCCGCGCCTGGCAGCGCCGCCGCCCCACGCCCGGCCGCTTCCAGCCCGCGCCCCGTCCAGGTGCAGACCGGCGGCCAGCTCAACATCCGCGTCGAGGATGGCCGCCCACCCCAGGTGACCGGCCGCCCTGCCAACCCCGATGAGCGCTGGTCCATCAACCAAGGCCCGCGCCTGGTGACGCCATGAGCGCCTTCCTCGGCGACGCGGCAACCACGCTTGGCCAGGTGAACGCGGTGGGCCAGCAGGTGCTGGCCTTCCTCGATCCCACCTTCCGCCAGGCCACGCTGCGCGGCCTGCCCTTCTTCGTGAAGACCGGCACGGATACGCCCGGCCGCCGCTGGGTGACGCATGAATTCCCCGGCCGTGATGACCCCTGGCACGAAGACCTGGGCGAGAAGACCCGCCGCATTGATGTCGAAGGCCTGCTGATCGGCGATGACGTGCAGCTGCAGGCCGAGGACTTCCTGGAGGCCATCGCCGCCCCCGGCACCGCCAGCTTCACCCACCCCTGGTTCGGCCAGGTGGAGGTGGCCATCCTGGAAGGCCGCGTGGTGCAGAGCGAGGTGGAGCGCCGCGTGGCCCAGGTCAGCCTGCGGCTGGAGCGCGCCGGCCGCCGCCCCGCGCCCCTGATCGCCGAGGATGGCCTGGCCGGCATCCTGAACCGCCTCGGCCGCGTGCGCCTGGCCGTGCTGCGCGTCCTCTCCCGATTGCGGCAATTGCTGGCCCTGCCGCGCCAGCTGCTGGGCGCGCTGCGGACCTTCGTCAACGCCGTGGTGGATCAGTTCACCGGCCTCTACAACGCGCTGGGCCGCCCGTTTGACCGGCTGGGTCGCCCGGCCGGCGCCGCGCTGGCCAGCGTGAGCGACGCGGATCTGCGCACCCCGTCCATCTTCGGCCCCGTTCTCCTGGATGCCTATCGCGGCGCCTCGGTCCTGGCCGCACCGCCCGCGCGGGGTGAGGCGCCGGTGCTGGATGGCCTCTGGCCGGCCGGCGCTGCCGTGCCCGGCCGCGACGTGCTGCCCCGCCTGCTGGCGCTGACTGCGGCGCCCGCATTGCCGCTGGAACTCACCGCCTGGCGCGCCGTGGCCCAATGCGCCGCGGCGGCGGAGGGCGCGCGCGTGCTGGCCGTCATGCCTTTCGACAGCCGCCCCGATGCCATCGCGGCGCGCGATGCAGTGGCCGATGCCATGGCCGCCGCCGCCGATGCCCTGGCCGAGGCCGGGCTGCATGACGCATGGACCGAGATGCTGGGCCTGCGCGCCGCCGTGGTGCAGGACACCTCGGCCCGCGCCGCCCTGCTGCCGGCGCTGCGGCGGATCCAACTGCCCACCACCCTGCCGGCCGCACTGGTGGCTTATCGGCTGGATGGCGATGATCTCAACGGCCTCTTTGGCCGCGCTCAGGCGCTCACCACTCGCAATCGCGTTCGCCACCCGCTCTTCGTGCCGGGCGGCCGCGTGTTGGAGGTGGCCCGATGAGCGGCTTCTTCCCGGCAGGCCAATTTCCAGCCACGACAGCCGGCCAGGTGGCGCTGACCGTGGACGGCCTGGTGCATTCCGGCTGGCTCTCCATGCGCCTGGCCCACTCGATTGAGGCTGCCGCCAGCAAGTTCACCCTGGAACTGACCGAGCGCTGGACCCGCGGCGGAGCCGCTCCCAGTCAATCAGGCAGCTCTGCTGCCGGCGATGGCCGCCTGGAACGCCGCATCCGCCCGGCCGAGCGCTGCATCATAGCCCTCGATGGGGAGGAGGTTCTCTCCGGCCATATTGACGGGGTGGATGCGGATTACGACGCGACGCGCCACACGCTCTCCGTCACCGGGCGGGACCTGGTGGGGGACCTGGTGGACGGCGCCGCCGCCATCGAGCCCCCCTTCGAATGGCGCGCCATCAAGCTGGATGAGTTGGCCCGCCGCGTCTGCGCGCCCTTCAACATCGAGGTGGTGGCCAGCGTGGATTGCGGCGCGCCCTTCCCGCGCGCGGCCATCCAGCCGGGCGAAACGGCGTGGGAGGTGATCGAGCGCGGCTGCCGCCAGCGCGGACTGATCGCCACAGGGGATGGGCGGGGCCGCCTGCTGATCACCAAGGCCGGCGCCGGGGGTGAGGGGGCCGGCATGCTCCGCCTGGGCGGCGAGGACGGCAACATCCTCTCGGCCCAGGGGCGCTTCGACTGGTCGGGCCGGCATGACCTGGTGGTGGTGCGCGGCCAGGGTGAGGGCGGCAAGGCCGGCCAGGGCGAGGCCCGCGCGCGCGATGCCGAGGTGACGCGCCACCGCCCCAAGCTGCTGCTGGCCGAGGCGGCGGGCGAGGGCGTGACCTTCCAGCGCCGTGCCGATTGGGAGGTCATCACCTGCGCCGCGCGCTCCCGCCGGCTGACCTATCGCGTGCCGGGCTGGCGCGGCCGCAGCGGGCGCCTCTGGCGGCCCAACACCATGGTCCGCGTCCAGGATGCCTATCTGGAGCTGGAGCGCGAGATGCTGATCGTCTCCGTCGCCTGGACGCTGGATGATCAGGGCACCGTCACCGAGATCGAGGTCGCCCCGCGTGAGGCCTTCGAGATCCTGCCCGAGCCTTCGACGCGCGGCAGCGGGGGCGGCCTTCGCGAAGGCTTCTATCGCGCCGAAGAAGGCGCGCGAAACGAGGGCGCCGGCACGGGCTATCGTCGCACCGGCGATCTCCCCCCGCCCAGCCGGGCCACCACGCCATGACCGACTTCGCCGGCCTCTCCCGCCTGCTGGAGCCGCTCCGCCGCCGCGTCATGCTCACCGTGGGCCGCGCTGTGCTGCGCGCCGTCTCGGATGGGCCGGGCTTGCAAACCCTCCAGCTCACCCTTCTCGCCGGTGAGACGCGGGACGGGGTGGAGCGCGTGCAGCCCTATGGCCTGACTACGGTGCCGCAGGCCGGGGCCGAGGCCGTGGTGCTTTGCATCGGCGGCAACCGGGACCATCCGGTGGCCATCGTGGTGGGGGATGCGGGCGGCCGCCCCTCGGGCCTCGGCCCGGGTGAGGTCTGCCTCTATTCGTCGCAGGACGCCGGCGGTGGCCACCGCGTGCTCATGAAGGCAGACCGCACCATCGTCATCCAGGGGCTGCGCGTGCGCATCGAGGCCACCAGCCTGGATGTCGTCGGCAATATCCGCGCCTCGGGCACCATCACGCCGGGGGCTGCGCTGTGACGATGATCGCTCTCGATTGGGGCCAAACGAGGCTCACGCCGGATCTGGCCCTGGTACCCTCCGGCGCCGTCGCGCGGGATGATGGCCTGCGCACCGCCATCTTGCTCAGCCTGTTCCTGGACGCCCGCGCGGGCGAGGAGGACCCCCTGCCGGATCCGCTGAACCGGGACCGGCGCGGCTGGGTGGGCGATGTGCTGGCCCCCACCGCCGGGGACCGCATGGGCTCCCGCCTCTGGCTGCTGGCCCGCGAAAAGCAGACCGAAGCCACAAGGCTGCGCGCCGAGATCTACGCGCGGGAGGCGCTGGCCTGGCTGGTCGAGGAAAGCCTGGCGCGCGCCGTCTCCGTCTCGGCCGCCTGGGCCTCCACAGGGCAGTTGGCCCTGCGCATCCAGGTTGCCGAGCTGAGCTATGACGAGACCTTCGGGGTGCTGATCTGATGCCCTTCTCCCGCCCCACCCCCTTCGAGCTGCGCGAGCGCCTGGCCGCCGAGATCCAGGCCGCCCTGCCTGGTGCCGATGCGCGCCAGCGCCGCTCGGTCGAGGAGGTGATGGTGCGCCTGACGGCGATTGCGGCCAATGACCTGCACGGCCATCTCGGTTGGGCGGCCGAGCAGCTGCTGCCGGACACGGCCGAGAGCGAGCTGCTGGACCGCCACGGCGCCATCTGGGGGATCGGTCGCCGCCCGGCCGCGCCCGCGCGCGGGCCGGTCAGCCTGGTCGGCGCCGACGGCGCCACGATCCCAGCAGGGACGGAGTTTCGCCGCAGCGATGACGCGCGCTTCGCGCTGGATGCGGCAGTAAGCCTGATCGCGGGCCTGGGTACGGGGCAAGTGACGGCTTTGGTCAGCGGGGTGGCCGGCAACTCGTCCGCAAGCCAGAATCTGGCGCCGATTTCGCCCGTGATCGGCCTTACCTCGGCCAGCATCGCGGCGCCGGGCCTCACGGGCGGGCTGGATGTGGAGGATGACGCAACGCTGCGCGGCCGCATCATTGCCCGCATCCAGGCGCCCCCGGCCGGCGGCACGCGGGCGGACTACCTGGCCTGGGCGCTGGCTGTTCCCGGCGTCGAACGCGCCTTCGTCTTCGCGCCACATGTCGGCCTCGGCACTGTTGGTGTGGCGCTTCTCGCGCCAGGTGGTTCGCTGCCCAGCGCGGGCCTTGTTGCGGCCGTGCAGGCCGCGCTGGACGCGCGCCGGCCTGTCACCGCGCTGGTGACGGCCTTCGCGCCGCCCACCCTGGCCGTGCCCGTCACACTGAGCATTTCGCCCGACACGGCCGAGCAGCGCGCCGCCGTGACGGCGGGCTTGGCCAGCTTCTTCGCGACCGAGGCCGCACCAGGCGAGACCCTGCGACGCTCTCGCCTTGCGGAGGCCATCTCCGGCGTGGCCGGCGAGGCCTGGCACGGGCTGACAGTTCCCTCCGCCGATGTGGTGCCGGCCGCCGCGCAACTGCCCATCCTGGGCACGGTGACCTTCACATGATGCGTGACAAGCAGCTCGCCCAGCTCATCGCCCTGCTGCCGCCCGGGGCGGCCCTGCCGCGCGAGCCCGACAGCCGCTTGGCCCGCCAGCTGTGGCCCATGGCTGAGGAGTTTGCCCGGCTGGATGCCCGCGCCGCGGATCTCATGATCCAGGCTGACCCGCGCGCGGCGGATGAGATGCTGGCCGATTATGAGCGCGTGCTGGGTGATGACCCGTGCATTGGCCCCGTCGCCCGCCTGCCCATCGAGACGCGGCGGGCCCTGGCGCACCAGCGCTGGACAGCCCAGGGCGGCGCCACGCCGGCCTATTTCACCGGCATCGCGGCCGCCTTCGGCATCCCCATCACGCTCACGGAAAGCCAGCCCTTCGAATGCGGCGTCAGCGCCTGCGATGACGAGCTGATCGCCGAGGACGGGCGGTTCGAGTGGATCGTCACCATCACGGCACCGACGCTGCTGACGGAATTCGAGGTGGGCGTGGCCGATGTTGGCACACCGCTCGGCGATTTCGCGCGCAGCCCGGTGGAATGCCTGATCCGCCGCTCCGCCCCAGCCCACACCAGCGTCTATTTCAGCTACGTCTAGAGGAGCTTCAGAGCATGGACAGGATCAGCGGCGCGACGGTTGACATTGGCTCCGGCCGTAGGGGTTTCCGGGGCCGCAACCTCCTGCTCTCCCAGGCCGGGACCATTCCCGATCCCAATTGGTTCAACGGTGTGCAGGAAGAGATTATCCGCGCCATTGAGACCCTTGGCCTGACGCCGCTCGACGCGAACCGCGAGCAGCTGGTCCAGGCCATGCGGCGGCTGGCGGGCGGCAACGTGCGCACCATCAGCACGGGCGGCGTGACGCTGACGGCGGATGATGCGGGCCTCGTCCTCGTCAACGCCTCCGGGAGCTTTGGCATCACGCTGCCCGCCGCCAACAGCGCGGGCGGCCGGCCTTTGCGCCTGACCCTCGTGCGCGTCGATGCGGACCCTGGCACCACGACCATCGCGCGCGCGGGCAGCGACACCATTGATGGCCTGACCACCCTGCCGCTGACGGCGGGGCAGCGGGTGACGCTGATCAGCGACGGCGCCTCGGGCTGGCGGTTCGCCGCGCAGCTGGCGCTCGGCGGCATCCAATCCTTCTTCAGCAGCGGCACCTTCACGGTGCCATCGGGCGTGCAGCGCGTGCGGGCGCGCGTCTGGGGCGCGGGATCGGGCGGGGGTGTCTACGCGACGGGCGCGCCGAGCGCGGGCGGCAGCGGCGGCGGGTATGCCGAGGGCATCTATGCGGTGACGCCGGGCGCCGCCATCACGGTCACCGTGGGCGCGGGCGGTGTCGCCAACAGCAACGGCGGCAGCAGCAGCTTCGGCGCCTTCTGCTCGGCGACGGGCGGGCAGACCGGGGCCACCAACACCACGACCGGCGCGCCAGGCACCGGCACGGGCGGGCAGATCAACCTCACGGGCGGCGGCGGCGGCCTCGGCATCCAGCTGGCCGGCGCCGCGCTGGACCGCGCAGGCGGGACGGGCGGCGGCGCGCCCTTTGGGCAGCAGAGCGGCAATCCTTGGGTGGGGGGCAGCTCCGTCGCTGGCAGCTTCCCGGGCGGCGGCGCCTCCGGCCAGGCCGCGGCCGGCAGCACGGCGTCCGGCGCCAATGGCCTTGTCATCGTGGAGTGGTGAGCATGCACGCACGCATCGTCAACGGCCGCGTGGCCGAGATCTTCCCCGCCAGCGACACGCCCCTGGCCGAGCGCTTCCACCCGGCCCTGGTCGCGGCGATGGTCGAGGCGGGGCCCGAGGTCCAGCCCGGCTGGCTCTGGGACGGCGTGGCCTTCACCCCGCCGCCCCCGCCACCGCCTGCACCGCCGCCGCCCGCGCCCATGGTGATTGCCCTTTGGCAGTTCCGGCGCGAGCTGCGGGCGCGCGGTTGGTGGGAGGATGTGCAGGCGGCCATCGCCGCCCTCCCGGCCGAGCAGCGGGCGGATGCGGAGGAGTGGCTGGAATACGGCACCGAGGTGCGCCGCGACGCGCCCCTGCTGCTGGCGCTGGCCGGCGCGCTCGGCCTGACGGAGGAGCTGGAGGCCGCCTTCACCGCGGCGGCCGCGCGGACGCTGTGAGCGCCACCCAGACCTCACCCGCCTGGCGCCCATGGATCATGCGGCGCGGCAGCAATGTGCCGCAGGCCTTCCGGTGGCGGGATGACAGCGGGCCGGTGAACATGACCGGCGTGGATCTGCGCCTGCGGATCACGCTGTTTGATGGCACCGTGCTGGACTATCGCGCCGGCGTGGATCCGGGGTTCATGATCCTCGACCAGACCGACCAGGCGAGATGGGGGATCTTCAGCTTCCAGCCGAGCCTGGAGCTGACCCGCACCCTGCCGGTGGAGCCCGCCCCTCACTACGAATTCGAGGCCCGGCGCCTCGGGATCGAGGAATGCATCGGCGAGGGGCAGATCGTCATCAGGGGAGGCGAGAACCCAGATGGCTAATTGGCTGGACCTCTATGCACCGGGGGAAAACCCGGTCTTCGACCTCTACACGTCAGGGGACAGCACACTGCTTGCCTTAGCGGCGCCCGCCATCGCCCATGCCGAGAGCACCGGCAACCCGCATGGCACCACGGCGGCGCAGGTGCCCTACACCCCGCCCGGCACGGGCGTAGTAACCCGCACGGTGGAAGACAGGCTGTCCGACATGCCCAGCGCCAAGAATTTCGGCGCGGTGGGCAATGATGCGGCGGCTGACATGCGCGGCCTCCAGCGCGCCATTGATGATGTTTGGAATTCAGGCGGCGGAACCGTCTTTGTGCCGCCTGGTGTTTATCGGGTCGGGAATAACAACCCTGATCTTGCGGGGCTGGCGCTGTATGACGGCAATCGGAATGTCGGCTCGGCCATCACGCCGGTGGACTTCTCGCTGGTCCTGCGCCCCCGCGTGTCGCTGATTGGCGCCGGGCCATCCACCGTCATCAAGATGGTCAGCACGGGCGGCGGCGGCATCTATGTGCCAAGCCCGAACGGACAGCAGATCGGCAACCTCAAAATCGAAGGCCTGGGCGCATCGCTGGTGCGGACGATCCACGGGATTTTCCTGTGTGCGCTTTCGAGCGCGCCCGAGGATCAGATCGCGCGCAAGTTGGACTTGTTCAACCTCTGGATCACCGATGTGTCCGCCTACGGCATCGGCCTGGAGGCATGCGACCAGTACGGCATCACGGGCAGCAATATCCTGATCGAGCGCACGGGCGCGGATGGCATTGACCACAAAATTCGCGGGCCGAACCTCGTCTGCCAGGGCGTAAAGCTTTCGGGCATCACTGTGCGGAGCCACGGCCAGAGGCTTGATGGGGTGGTGGCGGACGATCAGGCCGGGGTCAACGTTCGCGGCCCGGTGCAGCTCTCGGACATTTCCGTGTATGATGTCGGCGTCGCCGGCAAAACCCGCACGGGCATCCGGATGGAACCCTCGTTCGCTGCGGGACCGCCGCCTTCGCTGGTCGGATTCTCGGTCGAGTGCAACGGTGCCGGCACCACCTACGGCGTCAATTCGCAGATACCCGATGCGCGCGTCATGGCCGGGTACGTGACCAACCCTTCCGTGGGTATCATCGCTTCGCAGAGCGCGACGCCCGGCGCTGCGGCACCTGATAGGCAGGTCATTGACGCGGTCCAAGTGACCGGCGCGACGGTGCGCGGCATGTCGCTGGATGCCGGCGGCTCGCATGTCATCCAGCGCCCAACCTTCGCCTCAAACGTGGTTGATGTGTTTTTCGCGGCAGGCGTCACCGGCTCGCGCGTCATTGACCCCAACCCGACTTCGGCATCCCTTGCTTTTGGCGATGCCGCTGCGGGAGGCACAACCATCCTGCGTGTCGGTGGCGGGCAGGTGGCGCAGGTGCCCGACAGCACCGCAACGGCCGGCAACCCGCGCGGTGCCGGCGCTGTGGATTGGCAGACCACGCGCAGCCTTGCCAGCCAGGTGGCGGGCGGCATCAACGCAACACTCTCGGGCGGGACAAACAACACGGTCTCTGGCCAGCAGGCATCTTGCGGCGGCGGCGCCGGCAACGTCCTCTCTGGCTTGAGTACGGCGTGCCCAGGCGGCACGAACAATGTGCTCGACGCCACTAATACCTGGAGCCCTGGCGGGGATCGCGGATCGGTCCACGGGCAGACCGGCTCTGGCTCCTGGGCCGCCGGCAACTTCACGCTCAATGGCGACGCGCAATCTCGCGAGTTTGTGATCCGCGCGCAGACGACGGATGCGACGGAAACCCGCCTGACGGCCACGAATAGCGCGCCCAGTGGGACAAATTCGGTCGGTGTCACCGACAACGGCACGATGCGCCTTAAATTGCTGGTGGTCGCGGAACAGACGGCCGGAAGCGCCGGCACCGCCGGAGATTGCGCGACCTGGGAGCTTGATGTGACAATCAAGCGCCGTGTTGGGGTGGCGACGACTGCGATTGTCAGCATCCGCGCCATCACCTCGGCGGGGACCGTGGCCTATCCGGCGGCCGGCACCAACATCGCCCCGGATATGTCAGATGCGGCAGCCTCTGGGTGGAGGCTCAAGATCGCGGCCGACACCACACTCGGGTGCCTCGCGGTTAGTGGAACAGGCGAAAACAACAAGACAGTCCGCTGGTTTGCGCGGGTGCTTGGTGGCCAGGTGCGTTTCTGATGACCGAAACGCCCCAGCCAGCGCCGTGGTGGCCCGGCCCGAGCGTCTGCTGAGCCGAGGAAGTGCACGTTTAGACTTCCGCCTGAGAGCGGGGGCCTCTGGGGTGTCTCACCACCCCGAAGCCGCGCGGAGATGGACCCTCCACGCCCGGTCGAAACCGCCCCGCCCGCCCTTGCGGGCCAGGGCATCATGAGGGTCCAATCTCAATGGATAATGAATTGTCCCTGATCTCTATCCCGCCCACCAAGCCTGTGGCGCCGTGGGTGGGTGGCAAGCGCAACCTGGCGGGCCTGATCGTCGAGCGCCTGCGGGCCGTGCCTCACACTCTCTATGTGGAGCCCTTCGTGGGGATGGGCGGGATCTTCCTGCGCCGCCCCTTCCGCGCGAAGGGTGAGGTCATCAACGATGCCTCGCGTGACGTGGCCACCCTGTTCCGGGTGCTGCAGCGGCACTACCAGGCGCTGCTGGACATGCTGCGCTGGCAGCTCACCAGCCGGGCCGAGTTCGAGCGCCTGGTGGCCGCGGTGCCGGATACCCTGACGGATCTGGAGCGCGCTTCGACGTCACCAAGCTGGCCGCCATGCTGGAGGAAGTGCACGAGCGCCTGGCCGGCGTTGTCATCGAGTGCCTGCCCTGGCGCGAGGCCCTTGCCCGCTATGACGGCCCTGAGACCCTCTTCTACCTCGACCCGCCCTATTGGGGCTGCGAGGACTACTACGGCGCGGGGATGTTCGGCCGAGAGGACTTCGAGGCCCTGGCCGAGGCGCTGGCCCAGCTGCGCGGGTCCTGGATGATGAGCCTGAACGATGTGCCGGGGGTTCGGGCCTGCTTCGCCCGGTTCGCCATCGAGGCGGTGGAGGTGCGCTACTCGCTGGCCGGGCCGCTCGGCCGGGGGAAGGTGGGTGAGGTGCTCATCACGCCCCGATGAACGGAGTGTGAGAGGGTTATTAGGGGGCCCTCAGGAGAGGCTCAGGTTGGGTGTGGAGGGTTCCG